AAAAACGTCCGCATCGATGAGAACTCCGAACTGCGCTGCTGGAACTGCGGAGGCAAAGCCTTCACCGAAAAGCGCACCGCCAGGTCCAAGTGGATCACCGTCGTCCTCGGCATCCTCACCCTCGGCATCTGGCTGCTGATCCTGGTCCTCGCCACCAAGAAGAAGCTCAAGTGCCAGGTGTGCGGGGAATACAACGACCCGGGCAACGCCAAGCCCTACGAGGGCCCCGCCGGCCGGAAGTACCGCCAGCAGTGGGAAGCCCAGCAGAGCGGTGACACCCAGCCAACGTGAGGTGACCGTGGCCCGACGTCGCAGCTCACGCGCCGGGTACGGATGGAAACACCGGCAGGCCAGAGAACAACTGCTGCCCTACGCCTACGGGCGTCTGTGCCACTTCTGCCAGAAGCCGATGCTGCGTGGACAGAAGCTCGACCTCGATCACACAGACGATCGCACGAGCTATCGAGGCATGACCCACGCGTCATGCAACCGTGCCGCAGGTGCACGCAAGACCAACGCCGCGCGCCGCGCCGCGAGCGACCCCAAGTCCAGGGACTGGTAGGGGAGGGGCGGCCCCGACGACGGGATGCGCCCATGCGCCCCGACACTCCGCGCTCTTTTTTTCCCTCCCCAGGGTGGTTCCGACCAAGGCACCGAGGAGGGTGACGTGGCGAAGGCGAAGAAGCCGGCGGCCGCGACGGTCCCGTGCGACGACTGCAGCTTCAAGGCGAAGAACAACTCTGGCCTCGCTGCGCACCGCCGTGCCCGTCACCCGGAGCCGCAGTGCGGTCCGGTCGAGGCCGGTGTCCGTCGCGACCTTCGCGAGGTGGACGGGCTAGCCGGCCTGCAGGCGTCGGCGATCACGTTGGCTGCGAAGCTGGACGAGACGACCTCGGCTCGTGACCTCCCGGCGTTGGCGGCCGAGCTGCGGCAGACGCTCGCGGATCTGGGGGTGTCGGTGAACGAGGAGGTTGGCGCTGATGACGTCGACCAGCTCGCCGCCCGCCGTAAGGCTCGGTTCGCAGACTCCACGCATCCTGTCGTCTCCCCCGCGGGCAAGTAGCGCAGGAGCGGAAGCGGTCGAGCTGGCTGCGCTGGCTGGGCTNCATCTGGATCCGTGGCAGTGCCTGGNACTCGACGAGGGACTGGGCGAGCGGTCCGACGGGCAGTGGTCCGCGTTCCAGGTCGCCGTCGAGGTGAGTCGTCAGAACGGCAAGGGTGGAATCCTCGAAGCGCGCGAGCTCGCCGGGCTGTTCGTGCTGGGTGAGCGGCTCATCATCCACACCGCCCACGAGTTCTCCACCGCTACCGATGCGTTCCGCAGGATCCTCGAGCTGATCGAGTCCACCCCGGACCTTGACCGGCGCGTTCACAAGGTGATGCGGTCTAACCAGGAACGCGGGATCCTGCTGAAGTCCGGGCAGCGGCTGCTGTTCAAGGCCCGCACCCGCGGCGGCGGCCGAGGGTTCTCCTGCGACTGCCTCATCCTCGACGAAGCGTTCGAGCTCCCCATCGCCGCGCACGGTGCGCTGCTCCCAACCCTGTCCGCCAGGCCGAACCCGCAGGTCTGGTACGCGTCGTCGGCGGTGAACCAGAAGATCCACCCGCACGGTGTCGTTCTTGCCGGTCTCCGGGCTCGTGCGATCGCCGGTGGTGACCCGTCGCTGTGCTACTGCGGCTGGTCGGTCGACGCGGACGAGTACTACGCCGATCCGATGGAGGTCGCGGTTGACCCGCGGTTCTGGGCGGTCGCGAACCCCGGGCTCGGGATCAGGTTGACCGAGGAGTACATCGCGAACGAGCAGCGCGGCATGGACGCGGAGACGTTCGCGACTGAGCGTCTCGGTGTCGGTGACTGGCCGAACCCTGACGANGACGCTTCGCAGGTCGTCGCCCGCGAGACGTGGGACGGGCTGGCCGACATGAACTCGACGCTCGACGGCAAGGTCGCGTTCGCGCTGGACCTGAACCCGGAACGGACCTACGCCGCGATCGGCGTGGGCGGACGACGGGCCGACGGCAAGAAGCANATCGAGGTGGTCGAGCACAAGGCCGGCACCCGCTGGGTTGTCGACCGGCTGCTNGAGCTCATCGACCGGTGGGATCCGTGCGCNGTCGTGGTCGACGGGAACGGGCCGGCGGCGTCGCTGATCCCGTCGCTGCTCGAAGCGGGCGTCACGTTGAAGGGTGACGGCGGCGGGCTGCTGGTCAAGACGACGACCGGTGAGATGGCGCAGGCGTGCGGGGAGCTGTTCGACAGCGCCCTAGACGACGAGCTGCGGCACATGGGCCAGTCGATGCTCGACAACGCGATGCGTGCGGCCCGCAAGCGCGACCGCGGCGACACGTTCACCTGGTCGCGGCAGTCCGGCTCGGACATCTCTCCGCTGGTCGCAGTGACGTTGGCGTTGTACGGCCATGCGGTTCACGGCGCGGGTGACGACCTTGAGCCGTTCATGATTCTCGGATAGGAGCCATCGTGACCCGTTCCGCCGCTCTCACGCTGATGCTGGCGGCGGTCTGTCTTGTGGCCGGCACGGCGCTGTACTCGCCGCGCGCCGCGGTCCTCGTGTCGTCACTGCTTCTGTTCATCGCTGGGATCGGCCAGCTGGACGTGAAGGGCCGCTCGTGAAGCTGTGGGAAGCAGCCCTCGAGCCCGCCACCGGCGGCCAGAGATCGTTCAGCCTGAACGAGTACCTCAAGCTCCTCGCAGACGGCAACGTGCTGCAGCAGTCCTGGGCGTCGTCCGGCGACCAGGAAGTTCCGGCCGCGACGTTCGAGGTCTACGCCGAGATGGCGTTCAAGGCCGACCCGGTCGTCTACCGGGCCGAGTCGTTCCGCAAGTCGGTGTTCTCGCAGGCCCGGTTCCAGTGGCGGCAACGCACCGACCGCAACATCTTCGGCAACGAGGATCTGCGCATTCTCGAGAAGCCGTGGCCCGGCGGGAACACCGCCAAGCTGCTCGGACGGATGCTGCTGCACGCCGACCTCGGCGGAAACGCCTATGTGCTGCGGGTTTCACGCACCAAGCTGGCGCTGCTCCGTCCCGACTGGGTCACGATCATCATGTCGGACGACCCGATGACTGCGCTTGTGCCGCCCGACATCGTCGGATTCCTGTATCACCCTGGCGGGCGTGCGGGCGGCTCTGAGCTGTACATGCCAGACGAGGTTGCGCACTTTGCGCCGATGGCCGATCCGGTGTCGCAGTACAAGGGCATGTCCTGGTTGACGCCGGTGATCCGCGAGATCCAGGGCGACAAGGCGGCGACCGAGCACAAGATCAAGTTCTTCGAGCAGGGCGCGACACCGAACATGGTCATCAAGTTCGACCCGTCCATCTCGCCGGAGAAGGTCAAGGCGTTTAAGGAGCTGCTCGACTCCGAGCACCAAGGTGTCCGTGACGCCTACAAGACGATGTACCTCGGCGGCGGTGCCGACGCGACCGTGGTGGGTGCCGATTTCCAGCAGCTGGACTTCAAGTCCACGCAGGGCAAGGGCGAGACCCGCATCCTGATGGCGGCCGGCGTTCACCCCGTTCTCGCTGGCGCGTCCGAAGGGCTTGAGGGTTCGTCGCTGAACGCCGGGAACTACTCGCAGGTGCGTCGCAACTTCTCCGACGTGGACCTGCAGGATCTGTTCAACGAGGCGGCGTCGTCGCTCGAGGTGCTCCTGAAGGTGCCTGGTGGGGCAGAGCTGATGGTGGACGGCCGTCACATCCCGTTTCTGCAGCAGGACAAGCGAGATACCGCCGAGATTCAACAGTCACAGGCCAACTCGATCGTGGCGCTCGTGCGCGACGGTTTCACCCCCGAATCGGCGGTCAAGGCGATCAAGACCGACGACTTCTCGGTGCTCGAGCACACCGGGATGACCTCTGTGCAGCTCGCCACGCCCGGTGCGGACGAAGGAAACGACGATGAGTGACGCGATCCGCCAGGCGCTGGCCGCCGAGGCGACCCGGACCGCGGGGTTCACGATCACCCGCGCCCAGGACGACGACGACGGCCTGACCCTTGAGGGCTACGGGGCGGTGTTCAACGAGCCGACCCGGATCGATTCGTGGGAAGGCAAGTTCGACGAGATCATTGCCCCCGGCGCGTTCAAGCGAACCATCGACCGCAAGGGGCCACGCGGAATCCGGCTGCAGTTCGACCACGGCGGCCACCCGCTGCTCGGATCTCTGCCGCTGGGCACCATCACCGACCTGCGCGAGGACACCCGCGGTCTGTACGTCAAGGCACGCCTGTCGTCGAACTGGCTGGTCGAACCGTTCCGTGACGCGATCCGTGATGGGGCCGTGGACGGGATGTCGTTCCGGTTCCGAGTCGTAGACGATGAGTGGGACAAGAGCGACCCGGACCTACCTGTCCGCACGATTCGAGAGATTGAGCTGTTCGAGGTCGGCCCCGTTGTGTGGCCTGCTTACGACTCCACCACGGTCGGTGTACGTGCCCGCGAAGTGGCACGCGACCTTGCGACCGACACCAACTTCCGTGACGAGCTCGTTCGCGCGCTCGCAACGGTTGGCACCTCTGACGAGCCCGCCGAACCAGGCCCCTCCGAAGAGCCCGCCGTCGACGGCCCGCCTCCCGAGGGCACCCGTCGGACCCCCACGCACGCCACGCAGCTGCTCCGGCAGCTCAACCACATGGAGATGACAGCATGAACAAGCTGGACAAGCTCCGCAAGCGACTTGGCGAGGTCCGCGATGAACTGCGGGCCCTGGCCGACGTCGATGCGGACGAACTCACCCGCGAGCAGGATGACCGGTTCACCGAACTGGAGACCATCCTGAACGACGCCCACGAGGACGGTGCCGAACGC